TAAAAGGAGGTGATTGAGATGTAATTTATTTCAGCTATCTGAAGTTTATAAGAATAAAAATAAAAGGAGTGTTTATTTAATTGAAGATTAAAAACAGAATAGTGGAATTGCTAAAAAAGACTAAAGGAGCAGAGAAGAGAGACTTTGGACGGTACACTCTAATCTGCCCACCTCACCGCGAAGTGAAGCTATTAAAGTATAACATAGTTAAGAAGACTTTTCCATTCTTGGTGACAGCTCTGGTCTCATTCCTGAATCCAGTGAGTATTTTAGCAGCGGACAAGTATCGGAACTTTGAAGAGCTTAAAGCGAATGAATCACCGTTCAATTTTAGCGTATTTTCAAAAGAGCAAGACTCTGATGTATTAATTCTTGCTCCCCATGGAGGTGGTATAGAAGGGGGAACAAGCGAGCTTGCAAAGGAATTAAGCGAAACATACTCTACATATCTTTTTGAAGCTTTAAAGACACCAGGAGCATTTGATTTACATTTAACCAGTACAAATTTCGATGAACCTCAAGCACTTGAAATGTTGAAGGAGCATGAGTTCACACTGTCACTTCACGGCTACGCAAGTAATGATCAACATGTTTTAGTTGGCGGCACAGATCGGAATAAAGCTGAAGCGATAACAATCACATTAAATAATGCCGGCTACTCTGCAGAGCTTCTTGATGAGGGGGCAAGGTTATCTGGCAGCAGTCCGAACAATGTTGCGAATAAAAATAAAACAGGAAAGAGCATTCAACTTGAGTTAAGCACTGGACTGCGCAAATCAATGTTTAACACCTTTTCTCTAAAAGGACGCTCAGGCACCAGAAATGAGAACTTTTATAACTTCATTGACACTCTGTCACGGTTTATCAATGGAAATGTAGAAGGGAAGGGTTTGGCAACATGAACATGCAGCAGCCCTTATACTATTCTGTTGATGCTCTGGATTGGGGAATTGATGATAAAGGGTCAAATGCTATTGAAACGACAGAAGGGATAAACCGAGCTTTAAAGTACGCAAGCTCAAAATCATTCTATAAAGTACATATACCAAAAGGTACCTATCTAATTGATGCTGTGAATACATCAAGGCGGTTGCCTGAATTCGGCGGAGGTATTAATATTCCTTCGAATATTGAGTTAATACTTCATCCAGAGGCTGTTTTTAAAGTGTTGCCTAATGATTCTCAAGGCTACTCCTGTTTTTATATTGGCCAAGCGAGCAATGTAACGATTCGTGGCGGTCAAATTATAGGGGATCGATACGAGCATGATTATTCAAAAGTAACTTCAATTAAAAGGACACATGAATGGGGATACGGAATTCATATTCATGGCAGCAGTAATGTGTTAATTGAAAATGTGCAAGTCTCTGACTGTATTGGAGATAACATTTGGATAGCAGCCGATGGGATGATGAACACTTCAGGAGCGTATACGCCTTCAAAGAATGTAACCGTTCGAAAGTGTACTCTTTTAAGAGGGAGAAGAAATAATCTGGCTACCAATGGTTGTGAAGGTCTTCTTGTAGACGACTGTGATATAGAGGAAGCTGGGGGAGATACCATTGGGCCACAATTAGGAATTGATTTAGAGGGTTTTGGAGAAAACGGAATTAAGTATGATCACCCATACAAATTAACTGTACGAAACTGCAGGTTTAAAAATAATGGGCGTGGATCCGTTACAGCCCACACAAGCGGTGAAGTAAATCTTGAGGGAAACTACAGTGACAATGTTATCTCTTATGGATTCAGCACTGATGTCAGTGTTAAGGACAACAAGATTATTAATAAGGGAAAATCCAAGAAATATGGAATTGACTCGGTGGGTGTTTCAAGCACGGAGTCAGGAAATAGAGTGCAAATCAGCGGTAACACTGTAAGAGGGTTTGAAATAGGCATTTGTGTAAGAGGTAAAGGGATTGATGTAACGAACAATATACTTGAAAACATCGCGGCTTGTCCGATTGCAACACATGAAGCAGAAGATGTTTTTATTTCGAATAATCATATTGAAAACAGCGATTGTATACAAGTTCAAGTGCGAAACTCAAAAGATGTGAGAGTTACAAATAATAAAGGGGGAAATACCACATCTGCTTATGCCATTAAAATCATGGATTCGAACCGTGTAAGCTTTGCAATTAATGAATTTGCAAATGTGCACGGGGGAATTTATTGTGAAAGGTCTCAATCAGTTCGTTTAAAGTTGAATGACCTATTCTTAAGCGGAAGTGGATACGGCATCTTTTGGGATAAGGATTCTGAAGTGTATTTCAACAGAAATGAAATTCATAATCCAAGAAATGTTGCAATCAAAGGTACATCCGAGAAATACAGCTGTCAGATCAGTGAGAATCAGATTTATTTCTGTAAGTCATTGATTGCTATCCACCTGACAGGTGGTTCAGAACACATGTTAAACAATAATGAGATCATGTTTAATCGTTCAACAGACCAGGGATATGGAGTGTATTTGGAGAATACGGACAAAGTACGGCTTGTAAGAAATGATGCGCGGGGAATTGGAGGTAAGCTATTATCTCACCCTTATTGCACAGATAAAGCAAAGAATACAACGTTAATTCATAACACATATGATAGTGGAACGCTGAAGACAGCAGAAGGAGATGTTGTAGTCTAAATAAAATTGTAGTTTTAACAAGATTGGGAGATGGATATATGGCCAATATTTTAAGTAAAGAACAAGATGAAGCAATCCGGTATTTCAAGAACAAGCTAAACATATCGGAAAAACTGTACATATCCCTAATTAATTTTAATTTGCTTAGAGATAAACACGAAGACTTTGGCAATAGACTATATGAGCTTTATAAAACAGATCCTTATCTGTATATCAAAGCGCTCAAAGAAGGTTACGTGGTTGATCAGCCAATTGAATTTAATGAAGCAATTGTGCGGTTCTATGATGGTGAAGAACTTGCTGTAATTCATAAGACCACTGGGAAAAGATATAATGTAAATGTAAAAATGAAAAAGCTTCCTGACGGTTTTACGCTGCAGTCAATGAATATGTGGTCATGGAGTGAGGTTGTTTAAATAAATTTAAACTGATATTGCTAGCAATTTTAGTTATAATGAAGTCACATGGTAATGTTTGGAGGGGTATTGTGTCAAAATCATATGTTCTATGGGGCTTCATTGTACTATTATTAGCTTGTTTTTCATTTTTATCAGATGTAATAACTGTAACAGGTTATAATTTCATCTATTGGTTTCAGAATCAAATTCCTGAATCGGTAGTGATCATAGTATTGTTTTTTATTATTATTGGTTTAATTTATTGGGTTAAATCTATTTATAGGCAAAACAACAAACTAAAAAGCAAAGCAAAAGAACTTGAAAACAAAGTTTTAGAACTTGAGGCAGAAAGATTGAGCAAGGCTGATAAAAGTTTGCTAGAAGAATTTTTACAAACGTTTAATGACAAATTATATAATTTTACTGAGATGTTAGTTCAGACTCGACAATTATCATTTAACCAAATGCAGAACTTGGAAAATGATGCCGTTCTTTTTGGATATCCTCATAAAAAGTTTGAAAACGAACGACTTGAGACCGCTAAAAGAATCCTTTTGGATAGACTGAACTCTTTTCTTGATTTTTATTCTACACATACTATAAGCACTACTGCTCCAACAATCGTTAGATTTAAGCCAAAAACAGAAAAAGACGAAAAGGATTATCAAACAAAGCTAAAAGAGTTCTATGAGAGTTGGGAAACATTTATGAAAGTTGTTGGAAATGAAACACGTAAGTAGGATCATATCAGCCAGTTAGTGCTGGCTGATATATAATTTTTTATTTTTAAGAATAAAAATAAAATAGTTATTGACCATTTTGTTTAGATGATGTAAGATTAAATTATCCCATAGAGAGAAAGGAGGAAAGAGATGAAAAAGGAATTAAAGATACTGAAAGTATCTGCTGAAGCTTTACATACCTACAAAAACGATGTCAAAAGGAATTACGACATTGATGAAGACCAAGCAAGGAGAAAATTAACCAGGAATGTGATGTTGGTAAAGGAATTTAAACCACAAGGAATTAAAAGAGGTCTTTTTTCTAAAACATATTCATATGGAAACTTAAAGATCATAATCCGGCATGGAACAGTAATAAGGATTGAAAATGTAAAAGGTGATCCTGAACCTTGGGACTTTCCAAAAAAGAGATACATAGAATTAAACAAGCTACTTGGTATAAAGGATTGTAAGTTTAGTAGCAAGTCTCATTATAGGCATTTTAAGGATAAAAATAAAATATAAAAAAGAAAGAGGTGCGGAATATTAAAAAGGTAAAATTATTTACACACACTGACCTAGACGGAGTTGGTTGTGCAATAGTATGTAACCACTTATTAAATGACGTGGAAGTAGAGTTTTGTGATTATCATAATATAGATCAAAAAGTTCTTGAATTCATAAATAATAACAGGTTTAAGGAATATGATTTAATTCTCGTTACAGATATATCTGTTAATAAGGATCTTGCTGAAAAAATAAATGAAATTCAATCAACGTCTAAATGGGTACTTATTGATCATCATGCGACAGCGAAGTGGTTAAATATTTATAAATGGGCAAATGTTAATGATTACTATATTAAATCACCATGCGAAGAAAACCTAAAGACATCTGCTACAAGTATGGTTTATGACCATCTCATTAAGTTTCAAAATAATGAGTGTGAAGAATTGAGTGAATTTGTAGAAAAAGTAAGAAGATATGACACCTGGGAGTGGTCAACAAAATATAATGACACCCATGCCAAAAAACTGAATGATCTTCTTTATATTATTGGGAGAGAAAACTTTATAAAAAGATTCTCAACAAATCCATCCATTTATTTTTCAGATCATGAACTACATATTTTGGACATTGAGAAATTTAAAATTAAAGAATACATATCTAAAAAGGAAAAACAACTGAGAACTTTGCAAGTGCTTGATTACAGTGCAGGAGTAGTGTTTGCTGATACATATCAATCTGAACTAGGGAATGAACTTGCTCAGAAAAATCCTAATTTAGATTTCATTATCATAATTGATCCTGGTTCATTAAAGGTCAGTTATAGGGGAGTCAAGGAGAAAATTGATTTAGGAAAAGACATTGCTGCTAAATTTGGTGGTGGAGGTCACCCCCGAGCAGCCGGTAGTCAAATTAATCAAAGAGTCATAGATTCAGTTCTTAAATTAATCTTAAACTAATTATTCTGGGAGGAATTATATTGAGCAAACTTTATAATACATTTGAATTTATCGGTAACCTATTTATTTCAAACAATAAAGAGAAATTCCATGAAATTAAGGAATATGACAGCGGATGGGTTAAGGAAAGATTGAGCTTCGCAGTTCAAGAGTCAAAAACAAACAGTGTTTTTGTTGAGATTGAAGGTGGTTACTCAAAAAGTAAACAAAATAAAGTGTTTTCATTTAGCAAGGGTACAGAAAATGAAAAAGGATCAAGACTCGAAATTCCATGGGAAGATCGGTTGAAAGAAGAAACAGTAAACATGGTTGCTGATTTTTCTAAGATCCTAATTAACTTAAACGATGAGTCAACAAAAGCCAAATTAAATGAATTGAAATTTAAAATTAGAGGGTTGGAAATGAAAGGCTCTCTTACTGAAGAAGAAAATAAAACTTTATCTACTCTCAAGGGAGAATATAAACAATTAAACGTAAATGGTGCAGAATTCATTCATGAATATGATGCTATTCAGTACTTGTCCCAAAACCTCGAAAAGCATAAAGACAATAAATTTAAAATCACAGGCAATATTGAATACAATTCATGGAATGGACGGAATTTTAGAAAGTTCAAAATCAAAACCATTGAAATTGTAAGTAGTGATACACCATCTCAACTAAGAGCCACCATGGATGTATTTTTCACAAGTGAATCTTTAGATGAATCGTCATTTGAGGAAGAAAAAAGGTACTTTGTTGATGCGTACGTACTTAGCTATGATAATCAGGCAAAAAAAGATCGATTTTTTCCTCAGCAATTAGTCATCAATGCACAAAAATTGGACTTTGAAAATGAATTACATATGAAACGGTTAGATCTCTTGAAAAACTTCTTTAAAGTTGAAAATGATGAAGTTTTTCACCTTCAATGGGTTGTGAATATTTTCAGGGGTGCTGATGAGATTGAGTTTACCGAAGAGGAACTCACGGAAAGTCAAAAGGAAATGATTGCTTTAGGTTTAAACACACTGGATGACTTTAAACCTAAAGGAGGGTTATTGGGCGAAAATCGTGAAGAAAATAGACTTTTAAAACCTATTTTAAAAAAGTTTAATGATTCTAATGATTTTACAGAAGGTGCCGCAACATCTACATATGAAATTGAAGATCTTACATATATTCCACAACAGATTCAAAATTCTACACCACCCGTAGAAAAAGAAGAACCTAAAGTGACTGAAGAAGAAAAAGATAATGCATTTGATGAGTTATTTGCTTGATTTGAAAAGACCTAACTAACATTTATTTAAAAACAATAAGGAGATGTTTATCCATATGGCAAGAAAATTTGGTAAAAAGAATAAAATTAAAGTTAATCCTCTCGATTATAACACTGGAATTATTGGTGAATCGGGGATCGGTAAAACAACTCTAGCTAAAGAAGTTTGCGAAAAATTAGTCGGAGAAGACGGGTATATAATCTTGAATATTGGTAAAGAGGATGGTATTGATGCCATCCCCAATGCCTCTTATGAAGATGTTCCTGATTGGACAACCTTTGATGAAATTACTAAAGATATTATTAAAAACAGAACAACAGATTATGCTGATTTAAAGGTTTTAGTATATGACACATTTGATGAGTTGATTAAAATTACAGAACCAGAAGTTATTAGACTACACAATAAAGCAAATCCTGAAAAAAGAGTGAATACCATTAAAGCAGCATTCGGTGGTTTCCAGGCAGGAGAAGACAAGGTAATTGAGTTAATTCTTGAAAAGATGTGGAAACTTAAAAAGGTCGGTATTAGCATGTTTATTTTAGGTCATACGAAGAAAAGAACAATGACAGACGTAGTTACTGGTTTGGAATATGACATGCTGACAACCAATATGACACATAAATACTTCAATGCGATTAAAACCAAGCTCCACGTCTTGGGAGTAGCATCTATTAATCGGTCAATTGAAAAGAAAACAGTAAAACAAAAAATTGGGCCTGACAAAACAGTGGGAACAGTTGTTGATGAATCAAGAATCATCACTTTTAGAGATGATAACTTTAATATTGATTCAAAGTCAAGATTCTCAGATATCACACCATCAATTCCATTAGATCCGAATGAATTTATTAAAGCAATTGAACAAGCTATCCATGTGGCTTTTGATAAACAAAAAAATAACACAAATAACATTGAAGAAGAAAGAAAAGAACAAGAGCAAATTAAAGAAATTCAAATTCACAACGAAGTTAACAACTCATCTTTTATTGATAAAGAAGAGAATGAGAGATTGGCAGAAGAGATTAAGACACTATTCCCTAATGCAACTGACGAAGCTAAGGGGGAAATGAAGAAAATTATGGATCAATTTAATATGAAAGATTTTAAAGGGGTAGACATTGTACCAACTACAGCATTCGAAAAGATAGTCGAAGCATTATCTAACTGAAGGAAAAGAGGGGGAGAGTCTCCCCCTTATCAATAGGAGAGGGTATTCTTGGCCAGAAGATGTGTATGTCAAATATGTAAAGCTAATGGAACTGTCGATACTTTTTTCAGGGTTTCTGACGATAAGGGGAAAAATAAATACTACTGTTCTAAGGATGAATATGAAAACTATATCAAGGATAAGGTGAAACGAAAAAACCTCTTAAATTACATAGCGAAAGATGTCTTGAATTATAGCGAGGGTCAAGTCATTTCTCCAATTTTTCTAAAAAAGATAGCCGAACTAAAAAGTTTTTATGATTATGAAGTGATACAAATTTGCTTTGAGAAGAACCAACAAACAATTCAATATTGGTTAACTAATAAAGAGTTTTACAACGAGTATGGAATGATTAGCTATATTTTTAAGATTGTTGAAAGTAACATCAATGATGTTTATAAGGAATGGCTGCATGAACAAAATCAGAGAATGATTGAAAAAAATCATCATCTTGATATTGCAATTGTAAATCAAACTAATATCGTTGATTCCACATCTTTAAAACAAAACAATTCACCAAAAAATATAACAGAGTTTCTGGATGGGGAGGACGAGTATTGAACAACTTAGATTCTTATCCAAAGGAATTAGTTGAAAACAGGGGACAAATTGAAGGAAGCTTTATATTTTGTTTATGGAAAAACCCTGATTTGTATGAGGATTATAAAGACCACGTGAGGGCGGATAGAGATTTTCTAACAGAAGACGGGAAATTTTATTACTCTCTAGGTTTAGAACTGAGCAACATGAATTATAAGAGCTTTGATGATGCAAGTGTTTTCAGCTACATAGAAGGTAAAGAAACATTAAAAAATGGTTTTATTCGGCGAGGTGGAATGAAAACCATTGATGAACTCAAGCACGTATTAAACGATGAAAACGTTGATACATACTATGATGAGCTAATTAAATTTAACATGATACTTAAACTTCATGATAAGGGATTTAATGTTACGAACGAGCTTGATAAATTCAAAAAAATGACGAGTCAGCAATTGTACAGTTACTTTGAATTTCAATTAGATAATGTTTTTCTAGGTCGAGGTTCAGGAGTTAAAATTGAAGATCTGGATTTGAATGAAGAGTTTGTCGAATCAATTGAAAACGGGGAAGAAATGGGATTAAGCTATTCAGCTGCATGTCCATTATTGAATTATCACACGCTTGGACTTCATAAATCTAATGTTCAAATTTTTGCTGGATTTAGTGGGACAGGGAAAACAAGTTTTTGTGTTTCTTCTTATATCATGTCAATTTTGGATCAGGGTGAAAAGGTAACAATTATCGCCAATGAAATGAATAAAAGGGCTTGGCAACATATTTTTATGGCAACAATTTTAAGTCATAAACTTGGTTATTATGGTTTACCAAGAAAGAAACAAAAAATGGGCAACCTGAAGCATGAGCAAAAGGAAATGTTACAAAAGGCAATTGAATATTATGAGAAGCATTACAAGGGGCGTATCAAATTTGCCAAGATATATGATTACAGCATTAATGATGTAAAGAGAATAATGAGAAGAATGGCAAAACAAGGCTTCGGTTATATGCTTTACGATACATTTAAAGCTGAAGATGCTGCTTCAACTAATGTAACAGGTGAGCTAATTGAAGCTTCAAAACAGTTATTACAAGTTGCGGAAAAAGAGGATATTTGTATCATCATTACAATGCAATTAGCCATTTATATGGAGAATACAAGATATCTAACAGCGTCTTGTTTATCAAATGCCAAAGCAGTTAAGGAGATTGTTTCCGAGTTAGTTCTAACAAGACCTTTATGGGAAGATGAATTCCCAGGAGGAAAATTCGATGTTAAACCCTATAGATTCAAAAAAGACTCGTCGGGTAAATTTACTAACATTAAAGAAGAAATTCAGTTAGACCCAAATAAGAAGTATAGATTATTCTTTTTGAATAAGACACGGAATGACGAAGGCGATACAGTGTTGCTATACCAATTTGACGGTGCATGGAATAAATGGATTGAGCTCGGTTATTGTACTCCTAAACATCAGAGAACTACAGAGCGGACATGATTACCAAGGGACGGTGAAATCATGGACGTATATGATCTTAAGAATCACATTATTGAAAAGCCAGATTACATAGAACTTATTTTAGAAAAGACGGGGTTTTACAACGTTGATGAACGCGGAAATGAGTATAGATGTGCAAGAAAAAAAGGAAGAAATCCGACATCAGTAAAAGTAAATAAAACCACTTTAGGTGCAACCTGTTTTTCAACCAACTTAAAAGGTGACTTGATAACACTTGTTCAAAATAAATTGGGTTTATCTTTTCCCAAAACAATCAAAAGGATATCTGAAATAGTTGATTATAAACGTGAAGAAGAATATAAACCACCTGAGTTACCATTCGGAGGTTTTTATAAGAAGATAAGAAAACTAAGTAATCCAATGGATTTGGATCTAGAAACGTATTCCGATGACATTTTAGATCAATTTGAATCCGTTCCAAATAAGCTGTTTTATGAGGATGGCATATTACCTATAACCCAATCTTTGTTCCAGGTTGGTTACGATAGTGTTTCCGGAAGAATAACGGTTCCATGGAAATCTCTTAGTGGTGAATTGTGTGGTGTAATGGGGCGCCTTAATAAGAAGGAAGTTAATGATGAGGAAACAAAATGGTTGCCTATTATTTCATTTCCCAAGTCTAAAACGCTATACGGGTTTGTTGAAAATTACGATTCAATTAGAGAAAAGAGCATTGTTTTGATCGGGGAATCGGAAAAACATTCAATGGCCTTAGCAAGTAAGGGATTGAATGTTGGAGTTTCTTTAGGCGGTAGCTTTTTAAGCGAAATTCAAGCAAATCACATAAAATCAATGTTTCCGAAAAAGTCATTAGTCATGATGGATGAAGGATTAGGTGAAGAACATAGCGTAGAAATTGCCAACAGCCTAAAGTTTGAAAATTTCTTTGAAAATGAAGTTGGGTACATATTTGATCGTGAAAACAAGTATCTGCCTAAGGGATCAAAAATGGCACCAGCAGACCTTGATAAAAACACTCTACACCGTCTAATTAGAGACTGTACAGTTTGGATATGAAAAGGAGATGATTGATTGAAAGAAAAATTAAATGAATTAAGACAACAAGGGAAAAACATTTATTCCTTTTCAAAGCTCGGAACCTTTAATAACTGTGAATATGAATACTACAATACATACGTTTTGAAAAAGAAAGGCATAGATAATATTTACACCCTTATGGGTTCTGAATTACATAACGGGATTGAACAGATTTATAAAAATGAATTAAACATTGGAGAATTTAAAAAGGGATTTGAAAATAGATTAATTGAATTAGAGCTGAATGGAGTCAACTTTCCGAGTGACTCAATCGGGGACAGTTGGAAAGCAGACATTGGTCATTTCCTAAACAATTTTAATAAAATTGACAGCAAAATGGTTTTAGAGAAGCTGCTTGTATTTGAAATATCAGATGGAATATATCTTCAAGGATATGTAGATGCAATCCTGCCCAGTGAAAAAGGAAAACCGTACGTTAGTATTTATGACTGGAAGACATCAAGTAAGTTTGCCGGCAAGAAATTAAATGAAGCAGGAAGACAGTTATTGATGTACAAGCTTGCGTTGGAGCAAACAACTGACTTAAAAGTAGATAAAATCCTATGGTTCATGGTGAAATACGTTTATGTATGTACCCAAGGAAAAACCAAAGTGAAAAAGAAAATGTGTAACAGGGGTAAGTGGGTAAAGGAAATACGAATGCAGCTAGAAAAAGAGATGCGCACTCTGGAATATGATGATTTCGAAATTGACCTGTTGTTAGATAACGCAGTAAAAGAAAATAGCATAGACTGCTTACCTGAAGAGATTAAAAATAAGTATTGGCTTGAAGATTGTTTAGTTGAATACGAAGTTACTGAAGAGAAAATTAATGAACTGAAAGAATATATTACTGATACTGTTAAAAAGATTGAAAATAAAGACCGCGAAGATGAAACCCAATGGGAACCAGTGAAAATAGATAAATACAATTCCTTTTATTGTAGTGTCTTATGTGGTCACCGAAAAACATGCAAGTTTTATAAGGATTTTTTAAATAAATCATCAAATAAATTTAAGAAAAAGGATAAGACTGATTTGTTTGATAACCTATTTTCTTAGGGGGTAATGATGAGGAAGATATTCTATGACTTTGAAGTTTTTAAACATAACTGGATGGTTGTGCTGATCGATTACGATACTAAAAAGGGTAAGGTTATTGTAGATGATGTTGATGAACTGAAACGATTCTATAAGATGTTTAAAGATGATATTTGGATTGGTTACAACTCTAGAATGTATGACCAATACATTCTAAAGGGAATTTTATTGGGAATGAAACCATATTTCATTAGTTCGAGAATCATTAATGATAATGTAAAGGGATTTAATGTTGTTGGAAAAGGTTATAAAATCCCATTGAATAACTTTGACATAACAACCGGTTTCCATAGCTTAAAGCAGCTAGAAGGCTTTATGGGTTCAAGGATTAAAGAGTCATCAGTACCATTTGATATCTCAAGAGCATTAACAGAAAAAGAAATTAAGGAAGTAGTTGAGTACTGTATTCACGATGTGAAACAAACAATTGAAGTGTTTGATAATAAAAAAGAGGAATTCGAAAGCCAATTGGCCCTAATTGAAGCCTTTGATTTGGAAATGTCTATGTTTACAAAGACAAAAGCCCAATTATCTGCATTTATCTTGGGGGCTGAAAAACAAGGAAACAGGGGAGATGAGTTTGAACTTAGATTTCCTAATACATTAAAAATTAAAAAATATAAACACATTGTTGATTGGTATAGAAATCCTGAAAATCTAGATTATAAAAAAAATTTAAAGGTGGATGTTGCAGGTGTACCTCATATTTTTGCCTGGGGAGGTTTACATGGCGCAATACCAAAGTATAAAGATGAGGGGATAATTTTATGTTGTGATGTTGCATCTCTATACCCTTCAATCATGATTGAATATGATTACATAAGTCGAAACGTGAAGAACCCTTTGAAATATACTGAGATCAGAGATACACGGTTAGAACTTAAACGCAAAAAAGATCCTAAGCAGGCTCCCTACAAGATTGTTTTAAACTCAACGTATGGAGCAATGAAAGATCAGTATAATCCACTATACGACCCGTTAATGGCAAATAACGTATGTTTAGCCGGGCAGCTGCTGTTATTAGATTTGATCGAGAAAATTGAACCGTATTGTAAACTGATTCAGTCAAATACTGATGGGTTGTTTATGAAAGTTGAAAAGGAATCTGATATTGATTTAATTAAGGAAGTCGCAAAGGAGTGGGAAACCAGAACACGACTAGATTTAGAGTGGGATGTTTATGAGAAGATTTATCAGAAGGATGTAAACAACTATATAATCATTGATAAAGACCAAAAGTATAAATCTAAAGGTGCTTATGTTAAAAAACTAAACAACCTGGATTATGACTTACCAATTGTAAATAAAGCCATGATTGAGTATTTTACAAAAGACATTCCAGTTGAAAAAACCATAAATGAATGTGATCAGTTAAGAGAATTTCAAAAGATATCTAAGGTTTCAAACAAATATATGTACGCTCTTTATGGAGAAGAAAGGCTACCTGAAAAAGTTTTAAGAGTTTTTGCTTCTAATGATGAAGATGCTAAAGGTGTTTTCAAGGTTAAAACAGAAGAACGAATTGAAAAAATCGGAAATACTCCACCGCGCTGCTTTATAAATAATGATAACGTTATTGATTTAAAAGTTCCTGATTATCTTGATAAGGAATATTACATAGAGATAGCCAAAAAACGAATAAATGATTATTTAGGAATATCGAATAGAAAGAAAACAAAGAAGGAGAAGTGATATGCATCGCCATTGAGAGTAAAAATAAAATTAAAACACACATTTTCAAGTCTGTTTATGGTATGATGATTTTAATTCCCTTAACCACTTTTTCTTACATAAGTTATGAGCAACATTTACATAAAACCGAGGGAAATGAAGACTCAATAAAAGAATCATTTTATAAGAAGCCTAGACAGATTAGGATCCCATCAAGTGAGAATATTGTCTTGCGGTTATTTAAAAAAGCTCAAACGAACAAAGAACAACAATTAAAAAAGCATACAGAGAAGATTATCTCAGCAAAACTCATTAAACCTAAGCAAAGTAAGAAAAGGCACATGAGAGGAGGTGAAAAGGCAAAGCATAGAGTTTTTAAGAGTAAAAATAAAATATACAAACAAAGAAAAGAAAACAAGGCACCGGCCGCAAAGAAATCTATCCAGGTTAAGCTGAGTGCTTATATTGCACACTGCCAAGAAGGATGCACAGGAACAACTAGAACAGGTGTTGATGTTACTCAATCAATCTATTACAAAGGGTATCGTGTTATTGCAACCGATCCAAGTGTCATTCCCTTGAATTCAATTGTTGAAATAAGCATTGGCGGGGAAACGTTCAAAGCAATTGCAATTGATACTGGTGGCGCAATCGTTGGAAATAAAGTGGACTTGCTCGTAGCAACCGAGCGTGACGCAATTAATTTTGGCAAGCAAAATGGGACAATCTCAATTATTAGTTAGGAGAAGGAGGTTAATTGTATGTTTAAAAAGGGAGAGAAGGTGATTGCTGGTTTCACAGAAGAAATTGGTGTTGTTGCACAAGTTGATAAAGGACATGAGCAATTAGAAGTTGAGTATCCAGATGGCTCATATAGAGTAATTGGCTTCAGCAATGTGAGAAGGGTGGAAGATAAATGACGATGATAATTTTAGAAGGAACTGACTGCTGCTACAAATCAACAGTGGCAGATAAGCTTAGCAAAGAACTTGGATATCCGGTCATAAAGGGATCCAGCTTTGAATTAGCTAAGAGCGGTAATGAGAAGCTGTTTGAACACTTCAACAAACTGGCCGATGAGGACAATGTAATTATTGATCGATACATATATTCAAATTTGGTTTATGCGAGAAAGTTCAAGGATTACTCAATCTTAACGGAAGATCAGCAAAGGGAGATTGAGGAGAAGATTAGATATAAAGCAAAAGTGGTTTATTTACATGCTGATCCGAAAGTTATTAAGCAGCGTTTACTTGAACGTGGTGATGAATACATAAATGATCGAGACATTGAGCCGGTCTTAGAGTTATACCGAGAAGTAATGAGCGATGTAGGATTACATACATATTCGTGGGATACAGAACAATGGAATAGTGATGAGATCGTAGAAGGTTTGATTCAATTATTTGAGTAAAAAATTGAGAGAAGGAGTGAATTAACACTCCTCAGTAACTAACGTGCTTCTACTGTAATTTTAAAAATTACATAATTGTCGTTAATGTCATACGCGTAAACCAATGCTGTGCCCAATGTTGAATGAGAGGATACAACACCACTGGAACTAATGCTAATAAGGTTGCTTCCAGAAACAATTTCCCACCGGGTGTAACCTTTTAATAGAGATACGTTAGAATTCCTAAGCATGTGGTAATCAACTGTACCGAGCGGATCGCCTAGCTGCTTAACTTGGTCAACTGATTTGACAGGTGTTAGGGCTGAAGCTTGTGATGTGAATGCAGGGAGAGCTAGTGTTGTAAGCGATAGAGCAGAAACAATCAAGCCTTTGTAAAACTTTTTCATAAGAATTACCTCCTAGGTTTTGATTGTGATTACAACTTCAGTCTAGCATGTTAAATATTTGAAATGTGTGAAGTGTTTGTGAAACTGTTTAAAAGATCAATTTTATTTAGAGTAAAAATAAAGTAAATGGAGGTTATTTATTGGGGTGTCTTTGTGAAAATAAATATTTGATTTGGAAAGGGGATGATTTTTTGCAGGATGACAATAGAGTACAAACAATCTGGGTATGTTCAAAATGCAAAGAATCATTTGTATATATAAAATCAATTGGCTGCCATAAGCCTCTACCTTGCTTTAAAATGGAGGTGAAGGGTGCTGATTAACTTGGATATAACATATAAAACAACTATTGATAATCCATCAAAACGGGTTCTTGAAATATCAGATGCATTTGGAGTTGGAATAAATGAATCACATAAACACGTTATTATAGAGAACTTAACAATTCCAGAGTTTCAAATCATGTATTTAACTGGAATGAGTGGTAGCGGAAAAACTAGTATGCTTAATTATTTTAAAGAGGAGTATTCTTTTACTGAACCGGATATTGAATTTGATTCTGAAAAGCCTATTATTGATACTATAGGTAAGGATACTGAAAATGCTCTTTTCCTTTTGAATTTGGTGGGCCTAGGTGAAGCATTTCTATATATAAAACCTTACAAAGTCCTTTCAGACGGACAGAAATATAGATATAAAATTGCTAAAATTATTGAAAGCGGACAAAAGGTTTGGTGTATTGATGAGTTCTGTAGTTTTTTAGACAGAACAACCGCAAAGATCGTTGCTTTTAACACACAAAAAATTGCAAGAAAGCTTGGGGTTAAACTAATTGTTGCAACAGCTCATGACGATCTTAAAAATTACATTCAAGCTGATTATGTGTTTGACTTTGGAATGGGGGAAGGATTAGAAATAACAAGAAATACAAAAGAGGTTATAAACCCTTTTGTTGATGAACTTGAGATAACCCCAGGCACCATTGAAGATTATAAAAAGCTTGGGAAATATCATTACAAAAATAAAGATGCTCGCTTTACTAAATACATATTTAAGATGATGTATAAAAGGATACTTGTTGGAGTTGCAGTTTATTCAATGCCCCGACAGCAATTGGTTGGAAGAAACGTTTTCTTCAATAAAAAATATGTAAACGAACGTGGGATTCCAAAACTAAGCGAAGTTAACAAAGACTTTTTGATGGGGTCAAGATTCATCATACACCCTATGTTCAGGGGCGTAGGGTTAGGTTCTGAACTTGTAAGGAAAACTGCACCTCAGGTTGACAGACCTTATATTGAGATTGTATCAACTATGAGTAAGTACAATAAGTTTTTAGAACAAGCAGGGGCTCATTATGTATGTGACAATCTAAATGAAGATAAAATCAAAAAGCAAGAAAAGATTATTAAACTTTTTGAAAAATACAACCTTAATTATGAACTTATTTCATCTATTGACTACTGTCAGAAGGTTTTAGATACTGTACCAGTTGAAGAATTGAAAAATGCAATATATGGGGTTCTAAGACCTAATTTCTTTAACAATAGGGCAAGGTTTAAGAAATATGGGATTGATTTTCAAACCAAGAAAGAGTTTATGGAGCCTGATTTTCCTTTAACTCCAGAAATTTTAAGCTTGGCAAAATGGCCAACAACTACATATTACATATGGGACAATACAAAAATTGAGAGCTCTCAGAAGTGAGACTCTCAATAAAATTTGTCTTTTAAAGAGTAAAAATAAAATATAAGAGGTGGAGTCTGCGGTGAACTATCCAGAAAGCTTAAAAGAGAAAGCCGAAAAGATTAAAGACGAAGTAAGAAGCGGAAAATTAGAAGAGGAGAAAATAAAAGCGATTGCTAAGTCTGCAGTTGAACTTTTAAGATCCGAAGAGAAGAGCCATACACATTATGCAGAAGTTGTCGGTGCAATTGCTGCAAACCTAGAAGATTTCTTTAAGTCTTATCTAAAAGAGGATTAATATAACAGGATTAAAAGAAAGGATAAAGGGATGTTTATTGAAAAGGTACTATGTTAGATGTAAAGATCACAAAGACGAAAATACGTCTTTAATAATTGAGGCGTTATCACCTGAACAGGCAAAAGAACAAGCATATGAAGTACATAAAGTAAGAGATATTTATAATGTGAGTCTGGGAGAAGGAAAGTCAAGGAATTATCTTGAACGAAAATATGCTCCATACATAAAAAATAACAACAGCAAGGCGGTAATTATCTTTTCATAAGGGAGGACGTCCGTGCGCATATCTGATCCAATAAAAGAAACACTTGTGCAAAATATAGATCAACTTAGTAGCAGAGTTGATGAGTTGTTCATTTATCTTGAAAATGAGTTGCCGTCAACATCTGAAAGACAATGGAAAACTATAGACAATAAATTCGGTGAGATTTTTACTAAATCTAAGGAATTACAAAATTACATAAGTTGTTTATAAAGGTGAGCAATATCCCCTTGATATAAGGACATCTGTGTTACTTAATATTCAAAATCATCAGTATTTCTTAACAATTATTTATATGATTGGTAGCATTTATTAAAGAAAGAAGGTGATTTATGAGATTGTCTGTTTGATAAGTATTGGCGCCAGATGAGAATTATATTTTTACAAAGGGGATATTTTAATGAACAGTTATTTTTATCGAACGATCTTAGCACTAGTTGCCGTATTTGTGCTGGCCTTTTCAACATTTCCTCCGAACAGTGATGCAAAGAGCACAATCTCAACAGATAATGTCGACAAGGATAAAGTAAAATCAGAGGCAGAATTTATTGCAGATCACACTATTGATGTGAGTAAAAAGACTAAGGAAAAACTTCTTTCCAAGGCAGAAAAAGCAATTGAAGATGGAGACATTAAGTATCATAAATCAAACGAAAAGGTATTTGATAATGCATCAGTTAGAGCTATTAAGTATGATGATGGCACAGTAACTTATTCGGTTTCTTATTTATACGTGGACACTGAAAAAGTAGACAGAGTTAGCTCATTTAATGTTTCGTTTGATAGCGATATGAATATTGAAGAGTACTATGAAGTTGACATGAAGAAAATCAGCAGCACTCAAAACGAAATGAATTATTGGGTTAATGGCGTTAAGGATGAGGACAAGTCTGGGGTCTTTGAAACAAAACAAACTTCAGAGGACAAAGGAAGTACATCTAACATGATGAGTGCTCAGAAGAGTTGGACTGGATGCGTATCAGATTGCTTAGGTGATAAGAATATTAGCCAATGGGCAATTACCGGTTTAGCTATTTTATGTGGAGTTTCATGCACAGCTGGTGTTCCAGCAACAGCAGGGACTGCTTGCTATGCTTGTGTAAATTCTGCTGGTATTATTGGTGTAAATGCATTCTTTGATTGTATGGAGAAGTGTAAATGATCAATATCTTAAGTAAAATACTATTTGTTTTGTCTGGTTGCGCTTTGTTGATCTTTGGGATAATTTTAAAGAATGGATCAATGGCTTTTGGATTGTTTGCCTTATTCTTCATAGCAGCAATAATTGTTCGTGTATTTCATAAACGAACTCAAAACCATTAGCAGCAGCCTTATTGTACTGTAGGGGAGGAAACTCTCCTACTTTTTAAAAAATATTAAGAGTAAAAATAAAATAGTTATTGATTGTTCGGGAGAAAGCGAGTATATTAGAAATATAGGAAGCGAGGTGATGCATTGGAGTGTGTTAAATGCAGGGATCACATTGGCGACATCGTTTATTACATAAGAATAACTGACAACAAAGAATGCAAGGAATTCCCGGTACATAAAGAATGCGGAGAAGCAATCAAGAAAGAATGCATTGAGAATTGCAAAGACATGAAATTAGAAAAGACATTGGATTACTTGCAGTTATTTTAAGAGTAAAAATAAAATATTCCTTTTATTGAGAATGGAGAGATGCTAAATGGATAAATTGAAAGTTTGTTTACATAAAAAAGGTGCTCATACGTTAGAAAGAACTGTTAATGGGGACTGGATATTAGATTCAAAACCAATTACTCAGGATCAAGCAATTAAAGAACTAGTTGAAGCGGTTAGTGATTTAGGATATTGGTGCCAAGTAGCAAAAGATGTTTTAGATAAAGAAGATTTTAATGCAGTTCAAGAAGCGTATGAATACAAAGAGGAGGTATAAATGGCGAAATCAAGATTAAACGGTTATTGGGATAACAAGTTGGATGCCAACGAAACAGTTTATGTTGAGAGGGTTTATAAGAAAGGATATGTAACTGGATTTAAGTATTTACAAGTTGGTGAGAAAGAAGTTACTTCACCATTTAGGGCTACATATGAAGAGTTAGAGGGGAATTATAATCAACGGAAATACTAATAATTTCCCGGGCAAGCGCAGTATACGACAAATCAAAACAAATAATGAGGTGAGATCAATTATGAACAAAGAACAATGGGTAGTTGAGGTCTATGCAGGAAACCAATACGTTGGAAAAATGACTTTGCCGAATTCAAAAGAAGTGGAGACTTTTGATCACAGGGAACAAGCAATTACTGAGGCACAGAAACTGAAGGCAAAAGGCACCATAGGAATCTGGTGTAAAGTAGTACCACATAAGGAGGAACGTAATGCATCTAGCTATTAAACTTGGGAATTTTAAGTAATGTCTAAATAAAATTCAATTTTTATCGAGAGGAGCAACTGAAATGCAGGATAAATTAATGTCAGCAGTTCACTTTATTGAGGTCAATCGGGATGAAATGGGTGACAAGAAATCACTAAACATGCTTTTAAAAGCCGTAAAGAAAATCATCAATGAGGGAGAAAAATGAGGTTTCACATACTTGAAGAGAAACAAATGAGAGGCATCGGTTTTACAGATCACGTGAAATCAAAGTGGTACTTCATAAAATCAATTCACCCTAATATTACTTTTAATTTAACAATACATAAAAACAGTCTAAACGGTGAAATTGATGTTCTAAATGAAAGAAGTTTGCAACCATATGATTATCAGTACTACATGAATGCTTATACAAGAGAAAAACTTGAATTTCCACATATCATACATGATAAAGTCCAAGAAATTATGTCTTACTTAATTGAAGAGGGAATTATCTCAGATTACACATTAGGAAGTTACATATAAGGAGGTGGATAAGTGGGACGGCATAAAGCAACATTTGAAGGGAAGGTAATTAAGAAAAGTTGGGGGCTGGATATTCTTTGCGGTATTACTGAAAAGGAAAAAACTGAGTTCAAAGCCTTCTTCGAAGGAATTATTGATTTAGACCCAATTGAAGTCGGAGGGAAAGTGTATATCCCAGGGTTTAACGAATACGTAGTCGTAACAGACAGGCAGCGCAACATAAAAAATGAATGGACATATCAGACTGATAAGATCATTAAGACAATTGAAGACAAAGAAAGTCTTGAAAGAGCAATTAAAGAGCAAGCGGAATTTGAAGAGGAATGGCAGAAACATGTCAGACAAGAGAATCATCAAGTTGAAGAACAAAATGAAGTGAGTAAAACATCCTGGTGGAAGAGGTTAATTAAAAAAGACTAAAGGAGAGATTTTTTGAATAAGGATACAAAAGATATTTGGAACGGTTTCTTTATCGGATCAGGTTCTCTGATTGTAGTTGGGTTACTTATTTTTGTTGAAGCATTGACTATGTCACTAGTTGTCTATTATGGATTGAATCATGTGTTAAATCCATTGCTTATTGATACATACAATATTCAAAATGTTCATGTCACTTTACCTCATGCATTTGTTATTGGTGTTTTACTCAACGTATTTGTCAAAGGTGTAAAACAGTCAGATCAAGAAAGAAACGAGAATATCTTCAAGAAAGCAGGTAAGTCTTTACTGTATTCAGCTTTTGCGTTGATTGTTCTGTATGTGAGCACACTATTTATTTAACAAGAAGAAATTCGGAATATTCAAAGCGAAAGAATTCTTTTCTTCAATCACATTTAAAATGAAATTAAATACATGGAAGGTGATGTTATGGAATTAACAAAGAAGATTACAACAACTAGAGGCACGTATGAAATTAAATTAGTTGCTGAAGAAGGAAAGGGGCTAGGATGGGACATTCTAGAATGGGAGGTTAAGGATCTTGTTACAAAATGCACACTGGCTGCAGGCAATGGAATGCCTTTATCACATGTTCCTTATCCCTTAAAACGATTGACGTTGGTTGATAAAGTTAAGCGAATTGTTAGTCATGTCGAATCAGATGAAACAACAAAAAAGAGAAAAGCAAATGACATTAAGGAATTCAATGAATGGAGCGGAGTTCTGAACGCGTAATCGGTTAAAAGTTTTATTTTAAACCGATTTTGCAAAAGGAGAGTCAGATATGATCTTAAAAGAAATTGCTTTATATGAAGAAACACTAAATAAACATTTGCCAAATGAAACAAAAATGGTTCTTCATTACAGAAATGTAGAGGCAACTGAAAACGAAGATAAAATCACATTAAGGTTTGCTATTGATTCATTGGTGTATAAATGGCTTGAACTAGGCGGGGTATTAAAGGGTTCTTATAAAATGAAAATGACAAGCTTAGAGGATGAAACAAAGGAGGTTAACGTGAAAATCGAAAAAATCCAAACGAACTCAGACAGAGGTTTGGCGGTGGAAATAGAATTTAATGTACTCAGTCCATTTCGGAGCATTGAGGGCGTAGCTGGCATTCATTCGTTCTCCATAAAAGGATGATTTTAAGGAGTTGATTAGACATTAGTATAAGTCAAAGGCAGTCTCAACGTATTCGAGAAGCTCTGATAAATTCAAACACAACTGCTGAGGAAATTGGAATGGATAAGGCATTATCAGAAGTTCTCAATCTACTCAAGAGAAGAATTTTGGAGCTGGAAACTTTGTATTATCCAGAGTGGGAATATGAAAATGCAAAAGTGAAGCTTGAAGAGCTTAGAAAAATGGTGAATAGAATTAATGCACTTCGAGGAACCGGGAAGGATGAACAAAATGAATTTGAAAATGCAGGAAGCGGTTTTACATCTCAACAAATATGACAGCAGTTCAAAAAGTGCTCAAGATGCACAGAAGTTGTTGAATGCTTTAAAGGATACATACGATGTAGTCGGTTGCCGGTTTAGACATTATAAAGGCGGTCTTTATAAGGTTATTGGAGAGGTCATTCACACTGAAACAGAAGAAAAGCTGGTTACATATGAAGACCAATATGGTGTTCTTTGGGCAAGACCTAAAGAAATGTTCTTTGGAAAAGTGGTTGTTGAGGGTAAAGAGATTAAGAGATTCACAAAAATAAACTAAAAGGATGATGAAAATGAATAAAAAATACGGACTTTATTGCATGGGAACACTTGTTAATACTTATGATGATGCTATCGAGGCTCATAATGATGCTGTATATGCTCAAGAAGAAAGCGGAGTACTGCATGAAGTAAGAGAAATTCAATAAAAATAAGAGGAGGATATTATATGATTCAAGGGTTTTATAAAGATCAGAAACTTCACCTTCTAGAAGATCCTATGCAGCAGTACACCGTCATGAAAGTTGAAGAAAATGCAGTATGTGTTTACCGGTGGATCAATGATTATAGACACAAGATTGAAAGATTCACAGATGTTGAAGAGGCTAAAAAACTCCTTGGAGAAGGGTGGCCGAAACAATAACAAAGGAAGACACAATGAAATTTATACAGAAACAATTGGAGGACGAATAGATGTCGCAAAGTAACTATAGGCCATCAGTTCCTAGATGGGTTGGCTATATACTAGAGCTAGACAAGAAAAGAAGACAAAATCAGTACAGAGGCTCACTAACGTCAGGTCAAGAGAAGAAGGACTGGGACGATTGGAAGCGTAGATATTCAAGAAAATTAAAGTACGCAAGATTAAACGGATGGACGATCGAAGAGGAGTGACAATTCCTAAGGAGGACGAATAGATACGGCTTGAATCTAGATAAAATCACAGTTTCATAGGAAGGGGAAGTAAAATGAGTGCAGCAAGAAAGTGGAGAGATCTAAGAAGCAAATTAATTGGTTATAAGGCATTCGGTAAATTTAGCGATGTTGTTATTGACCATATTCTCAATGATATGTATGAGTTGGACTTAAGACACGAAAAAGATAAAATCAAAAAATAGAGAAAAGGGAGTTGTGGAATGGGAGCTGCTAAACAGTTATACGTTAAGCGCAGTCACTTTGTAACCTTGGATGAAGCAAAAGAAAATACGCAAGTACATATGAAGAATGGTGGTTCTTACACTGCTTTAAAAGGAGAGCTGATTGCGACCAATTTAGAAGGGGATCAAATGGTTATCACGCAAGAGCAGAAGGATAACTACATTCCAGTACCGATGACAGAGCTATCAGACTATGAAGCTCAAATGGCCAAAGGCTATGCTGAGATGGCTGAGATCAACTTAGAAATGGTTGAAGCTTTCCATCATGCTGAAAATGAAGCAGAAACAACTACGAATAGCTTAGTTAACGGGGAATATAAAGAATATTGATTATTACATATGAAAGCAAGACAGGTAACGTTAAAAGGTTTGCTCAAGCATTACAAAGGGAGTTAAACTTTGACATCATTGAAATTACAGATGACTTAATTGTTGAAGAAGAATTCATACATATTACATATACGATAGGCTTTGGGGAAGTACCTGAAAGGACTTTGCATTTTATTATTAAGAATAAAAATAAAATAAAAGGAGTTGTTGTGAGTGGTAACAAGGTTTGGGGTGATAACTATGGTTTAGCTGGGGACAAGCTTTCAGCAATGTTCCACGTACCATTGTTATTAAAGTTTGAACTAAGTGGAACAAAACAAGACTTGCAGAAGATTAATCGGGAGGTACAGCTTATTGACAAACACAATTCCAAAGTGGATCAAGCTCAATAATGAGATCATGATTCAGAAAGACGGTAAGTTTCAATTTGAGAAGGATAAGGAGGCCGTACACAGTTACTTTGTTGATTACATTAATCAAAATACAGTGTTTTTCCATGACTTAAAAGAGAAACTGGATTATCTGATTAAAAATGATTATTACGAAGAAGAATTCTTAAGCAAATACACATTTGAACAGATTAAATCGATTTTTAAAATTGCTTACAGTTACAAATTCAGATTCCCATCTTTCATGAGTGCGTTTAAATTCTATAATGACTATGCTTTGAAGACAAACGACAAAACAAAGATCCTGGAGAGATACGAGGATCGAGTCTCTATTGTAGCTTTGTATTGTGCAGATGGTGATTATGACAAGGCTATTGAGGAAGTACAAGCCATGATGAAACAAGAGTATCAGCCGGCAACGCCTACTTTCCTTAATGCAGGACGTAAGCGAAGAGGTGAAATGGTAAGCTGTTTCTTGCTTGAAGTGGGAGACAGTTTGAATGATATTTCACGGGCGATCGATATTTCCATGCAGCTGTCTAAGCTAGGTGGAGGAGTAGCGCTTAATCTAAACAAATTAAGAGCCAAAGGTGAAGCGATTAAAGATGTAGAGAATGCGACTAAAGGTGTCGTAGGTGTTATGAAATTATTGGACACTGCTTTTAGATACGCAGACCAAATGGGACAAAGGCAAGGGTCTGGAGCAGCTTATCTAAGTGTATTCCACCCAGACATTACAGACTTCCTGGATACCAAAAAAATCTCAGCAGATGAAGATGTCCGAGTTAAAACACTGTCTATTGGTGTAGTTCTTCCTGATAAATTTATTGAATTGGCTAGAGAAGATAAGGACTTTTACATGTTCTATCCTCATTCAGTTTACAAAGAATACGGACAATATCTCGATGAGATGGATATCAATGAAATGTATGATGAGCTTGTTGAAAACCCTAAAGTTAGGAAAGCAAAGGGGAATGCTCGAAAGCTGTTAGAGCAATTGGCCATTCTTAGGAGCGAATCGGGCTATCCGTATATCATGTTTGCTGACAACGTAAATAAAGTGCATCCAAATGAACATATTTCAAAAGTGAAGTTTTCCAACCTCTGCAGCGAGGTACTCCAATCATCTGAAGTATCAATTTATACAGATTACGATCAGGAAGATGAAATTGGATTAGATATCTCATGTAATCTTGGATCCATGAACATTGTAAATGTAATGAGTAACCAATCAATTGCTTCAACGGTCAGAATAGCAATTGACTCACTGACAACTGTCACAAGGAAAACAAACATTGTAAATGCCCCAGCTGTTGCGAGAGCAAATTCACTAATGCGATCAATTGGTCTAGGGCAGATGAACCTGCACGGTTTTCTAGCTCAAAATAAAATCGCTTATGAAAGTGAAGAAGCTAAGGACTTTGCAAATACATACTTTATGATGGTTAACTTCTACTCCCTGCAGCGTTCAATGGAAATTGCACGAGAAACAGGGGAGACATACTACAAATTTGATGGATCAGCTTACAAATCAGGTGAGTATTTCGAAAAGTACGTAACAAATGATTATATCCCTAAATATGAGAAGGTTAAGAACCTATTTGGAGATCAACATATTCCTAATATTGAAGATTGGATGAAGCTTAAAGAGGACGTAATAAAATATGGCTTGTATCACTCGTATAGGCAAGCTGTTGCACCTACTGGAAGCATCTCATATGTTCAATCATCTACGGCCGGTGTAATGCCTATTATGGAGAGAATTGAGGAACGTACATACGGAAACAGTAAGACATATTATCCAATGCCAGGTTTATCGGCTCAAAATTGGTTCTTCTATAAGGAAGCTTATGATATGGACATGTTTAAGGTAGTTGATCTTATTGCAACTATACAGCAGCACGTCGATCAAGGGATTTCATTTACACTTTTCTTAAAGGATACGATGACGACGCGCGATCTAAACCGGATTGACTTATACGCGCATCACAAAGGAATTAAAACGCTGTATTATGCTCGAACGAAGGATACAACACAAGAGGGTTGCCTTAGTTGTGTAGTGTAGGAGGTCAGATTCTATAAAAAACAAATATGAAATCAGAGGCGACACTACAGCCATATTTATTGAGAGTGAAAAATTTGGATTGATAGAAACAATAATTGCTACAGAAGATTTACCAAAAGCCCAAGAAATTGAAGGTTGGTGGTGCGTTAGTTGGGATTCTTGCATTAAAAACTTTTATGTGAGAGGAAACAAAAAAGTGAAAGATGGTGTTTGGAAAAAGGTTAGACTTCACAGATGGTTGATGGGAGTGACTGATCCAAAAACGCAAGTTGACCATATGTTACGAGATACTTTAGATAATTGTCGATGGTCTTTACGTATTGTATCAGCATCTGAAAATAGCCAAAACAGAAGAGTTCCTTCAAACAACACTAGTGGACATAGGGGTGTCTATTGGAATAGCAATAGGCAAATGTGGGAAGCGAGGATAGACGCAAATCGAAAAACGATATACTTAGGTTATTTCAGCAATAAATCCGATGCTGCCAGAGTAAGAAAAGAAGCAGAGGAGAAGTATTGGATTATTTAGGAGGAACAAAATTGACAAATTACACA